GGAAGGGTCATCTGCAGTAACTGATGAGCATCCCTGAGACTCTTAATTAGACTGAGCAAATCAGTTAGCATAGAGTCAGACATCTGCTATCATCTGCAGTAACTGACCCCTTCCACACCCCGTTTTTTTTACCTTCGTTTTTACCATGACTAAAAACCTTCACATTGAGCACCCTGAGGACAGCATCTTTACAGGCGATCTATCTGTATTAGATGCTTTTTTATTGCCCTTGCTTTTATCCCTTAAGATCGACGGTGCACCCGCTATCGTATGGGGTCGCAATCCTGCCACGGGTTGCCAGTTCGTGGGAACCAAATCAGTTTTTAATAAGAAGAAAATCATCATATGTGAAACCCCTGAGGATATAGAAAAGCATTATTCACATAAACCTGCACTGCTCAAAATCCTTATGTGGTGCATGGCATATTTGCCAATCACTAAAAACATTTATCAGGGTGACTTTATCGGGTTCGGCGGTGCTAAGAATTACAGACCGAACACGTTGACCTATAAGTTCCAGGAAACCGTAGATGCCAAAATTATCATGGCACCTCATACCAAATATTTCTCTATGTCCGATTTGCGTGATGCCATAGCAAGTCCGTTGATTGAAAAATTAGAAAGCAATGAGCATGTAAGGTATGTGCAACCCCGTGCATATATTCGTTCTGAATACGGTGCCCCGTTGGGTGAGGGTGTGGATTCATTTTGTGACCTTGACGTTTTAGTTGACCATGCAAAGAAACTTGCAGAGGATGTTGATTTTGTAGATGAGCGAACAGCAAAGAAAATCAAAACCAACATCAACGCTCTTATTCGTGAGGGCAAAGAGGTTGACGGTGATGTCTTTGAGTGGGCGGGTCTATGCTCCGCTTCGTTGATCGAACTCTGGCATACCGTAAATGAAATCAAGTTAGCAGCGTTACAGAGTTGTAAAGATGAGTCAGATTTTCAGACATGCGTGATGGGATCATCCGAACCAATTCAGGGTGAGGGATACGTCATGGTCACCCGCTTTGGATATTATAAATTAGTCAACCGCAGGGCATTTTCATATGCTAATTTCAATAATGATAAGTTCACAGCGTTTGCCCCTGCGGGTTAGAGTCATTCGTTCGTGATCAGACAGTGGGGGGCGTGATGCCCCCCCGTTATATAAAAACCGAAGGAACCCCTAGTCTACAAAGTGTTACGGATGGCAGCTATAAGTATCCCGAATACAAAAATTTTTTTCCCTATATAAAATCGACGGTGGGATTTAACAACATGCAAAAAAATTCTGGTGAAATTTTTACGTCCATAGAAGTCGATACAGTAACTGGTGAATATTATACAGTACTTCCAGAAGCAATAGTTAATGAAATGGGGTGGTACGAAGAAACGCCCTTAAGGTGGGCAATGGACGGAAAGGAAGTAATCATAAAAGAGGACAATTAACTTGACATTTGCTATATAATGGAGTATGATTCGAAGGTAACTTATTATTCTTATGGCTAAAGGATTTACAGTAAAGGCGAAGTCGCCAGTAACGAAGAAAAAGAACGAAGAATGGGACTATGATAAGGCAAGAGAAATGGTTAAAGGAAAAGCCATTGTATTTTGCCTACCTGGTAGAGGAGTATCGTATGCATATCTAAAAAATTTCGTACAACTCTGTTTCGACTTAGTGCAATCTGGAGCAAGCATCCAAATTTCGCAGGATTATTCCTCCATGGTTAACTTTGCAAGATGCAAGTGCCTTGGAGCTAATGTATTGCGAGGACCAGATCAAAAACCATGGGATGGCAAATTAAAATATGATTGGCAATTGTGGATTGATTCTGATATTATATTTAATTCAGAGAAATTCTGGCAATTAGTCTTAATGGATCAAGACATTGCTGGCGGTTGGTATGCCACAGAAGATGGTAGAACAACATCAGTAGCACACTGGTTAGATGAGGAAGACTTCAGAAGTAATGGTGGAGTAATGAATCATGAAACAGTAGAGAGTATCTCAAAGCGTCGCAAACCATTTACTGTAGATTATACAGGATTCGGGTGGTTACTCATCAAGAATGGTGTATTTGAAGATGAGAAGATGAAATATCCATGGTTTGCTCCTCAAATGCAAGTCTTCGAATCAGGCGAAGTGCAAGACATGTGTGGCGAAGACGTATCATTCTGTCTTGATGCAAAGGAAGCAGGTTTCGAAATCTGGTGTGATCCAAGAATTCGAGTCGGACACGAAAAATCAAGGGTAATTTAGTGTGAGAAAGATAGAGAAGTATTCAATATACCATGGAGGTAAACTATTATACTCCGATTTAACACAGGGCGAATACTTTGATATTATGGAGAATCTGTCAATTGAATTTTATCAGACAGGTACTCCAAATCCTCAAGACTTAAAAACTGAAATTCATCAAGAAAACAATTAATTATGGCAGTCAAATCAAAAACGGGCTCATGGGGTTCTGAGATTATTCTAAGTTCACCGAAGAAAACTCGTCAAGGAAACGGGAAGCACACTAAGTATGCTGCGACATCTCGTAACTCGTCTCGTAAAAGATATCGGGGACAAGGAAAATAACCGTAGCGTCTCGAAAGGGACGCTTTTTTAATCAAAATTATGAATATAATACCATTTTTTCCACAATTATTGTTCCATTGTATGATTCCTGTACCAGAGAATCTTATAGAATACTGTTCTATTCTAGGAAAAGGTAAAAAGGATAATAGAAGTGTCTATAATGGATGGGAAACGCCTAATGATTTACAAAAGAATGAAGATTTTAGTAATAAATTCCTAAAAAACTACTTTTTACCTAAATTAAATGAAGAATTAAGTACTATAAACTTCCCGAATTGGAATTTAGAGGGATGTTGGGTAACAAAATTAGAAAAAAATGGATATCACGTCACTCATATACATGCAGATTGTCATTATGCATTTGCATGGTATCTTAATGTCACTGAAAATTCAGGAGGAGAACTTTCTATACGTAATCCGAATGAATATAATACAGAGTTAGTATTGAAAAAGATGGATTCTAGAATAAATGATGAATATAATTTATATCCTGCTCTTAATATTACACCTAAAACAGGTCTACTTGTAATGTTTCCTGCATACTTATATCATGGTGTATTACCATCACTAGCAGAAAATAGAATAACAATGTCTGGTAATGTAACCATTATTAATAATTAGATTATAAATAAAGAAAAACTCTTTGTTTATGGCGATTCAAAGAATATCAAGGGCGTTTAAGGACATTTCATTGTCTTTTGAACCTCATCCAATCACAAAAGACCTCCCAATATTAAAAAATGAGAATGCAATACGCAGATCTGTCAGAAATATAGTCCAAACTATACCAACTGAACGATTTTTTAACTCATTATTAGGTTCTGAGGTAAGAAGTAGTCTATTTGGGTTCGTAGATGTAGGTACAGCATCGGTTATTGAGAGCCAAATTGAGATCGCAATAGATAATTTTGAACCAAGAGTAAATAATGTACAAGTTCAAGTAGATCCTACACCAGATCAAAATTCATTTGATGTTACTATTCTATTTGATATCATCGGACAAGAGTTTCCAACTCAAGAATATTCATTCCTCTTAGAGGCAACAAGATAATATGCCTTTTACTAAATACGCAAACCTAGATTTTGACCAAATAAAGACATCTATCAAGGATTATCTTCGTGCAAACTCAAATTTCACGGATTTTGACTTTGATGGGTCTAATTTTTCGGTATTAATTGACACTTTAGCATATAATACCTATATTACTGCATTTAATTCCAATATGATTGTGAATGAGTCCTTTTTGGAGTCAGCAACACTTCGTGAAAATGTAGTTTCATTGGCAAGAAACATTGGTTATGTACCACGTTCAAGAACGGCAGCAAAGGCACAAATATCTTTTGATATCACAAGACCTGTAGGTAATTCTTCGGTCTCTGTAACCCTTCAGAGAGGTCTTGTATGCACTGGAAATGTTAATAATACGGGATATGTCTTCTCAATTCCTGAAAATATCACAAAAACCTTTATAGAAACCTCATCAGGTGATTTTGTAGCATCATTTGATTCAATAGA